TTGTGTTTCCAAAGCGGCTAATCGTTTCTCAGCAAGTTCTCTTTTTTGCTCAGATCTGATTGCGTATGGAACCTGCATAATTAGATCAAGTTTTCCAGATCCAGATTGATTATCAATAGCGTCCAAAAGATTTAGTTTTGCGACTAACCTTTTAAGTGTCGAGTTAGGTTCATTCATAACGGAATACAAAGGATTTTCTACTATAGCGATACTCGATTTTAATAGAGTAAGATCTTCCCTCTGACCTGTATTATCATTATATAATCTAACAAGAACGTGTCTTGGATACCATTGTATAATTTTTCCAGTCCTTAAACTCAAAATTTCAAAAGAACTACTGTCTAGTATACTAATAGAAGTATCTACAGGAACAACAGCAATAATTCCCTCGTCAAACAAGGACATAGCAACATCTACCATAAAAGAATATGCCGTTTGGTCGATGTTAGCAGTTAACGAAAGACAATTATTTAAGCCAGAATCAATAGTTCCTTTATAAATATTGTTTTCATCAACACGGCTATGACGTAGCGGTATCATAGATATATCTACGGCTGCCCTATTTAGAATTGGAGAAATAATACTCTGTTCTGTGTTCGTTGACAATATTGTTCTATAATTGGGGCCAGAATATCCGCCACCAATGATGTTAAAATTTTCATAAGCCTTTTTATCTAAAAATGCATTCCACCCACGCCGGAAACGTTGTCCGAGTGTAGGTAAATTTGCCAATACAAACCTCCTTTTTCTATTCAAACGCTTCTTTGTTTAGTTTATAAGCAACATAGGCGTCCATTAAAGCAGCTACACTGTCTATCTTTTGATCGTATCGTTTCTTAAAGAGTTTTCTATTTCCGTTAGTATCTTCCAAAGTAATACAATTACCCATAGCAAAAGACATGAGCAACTCATCAAATATAAGTGCGTGTTCTTCCGAAAGCGTTTTTAATTCTCCCAAAGGAACAGACTCTGTCTTAGCCCCTTGAATAACTTTCTCTATAGCGTAGTCGCCGTTTTCCTTTATCCATCTTTCTATGAATTCTCTTGCGTTGTATGGATCATAACCGAGAGCTCTAATATCATAATTACAAGATTCGATAAAAGATTCAAGATCATCATAAACATCCATCATATCTAGAACTGTTCCATCTAACACCATTAGGGAACCTTCGTTCAAAAACTCTTCGTATTTACTACGCATAGCTGACGGAAGTTTCATCAACGTTAATGATGTAATATAACATCTTGTTTTGACACCAAACGTTTGATTAGAAAGAGGAAACATAAAAGTAAAAGCACAAAAATCATCACCTTGGGAAAGATCTAAACCGAGTGCACAAGGCAAACCCCAAAAATCTCTTTTTCTGTGTGGTATAGTCTCTTCGTAGGTAAAGAAATATGTATACCCTTCCATTGGTATTCCAAACCGTTTTGCTAAAATATCATTTCTAGACGCGGGAGCGTTTTCAGCACGTTCCACATCTAACTGATACGTTTCGTAAGTAACAGTTTTACCAATATTAGGATTTGCCTTGAGCCAGGTATCAGGATTATTAACTTCTTCTATTTCATCAAGTCGATAATAGAATATAGAAACATGCGGGTTGATGTATTCACCTTTTAAAATGTCTAATAACTCCATTTTAATAGTATCACCACTACTGTTCCTAACGGTTCCTTCAGAACTTATAGCTACAATCAAATAATCGTCTAATTTAGACGCCCCTTGCTCAATTGCTCCAACAACATCTTCTCTAACATCGCCAGATAACCATTCGTCAACAGTAGCAACTTTAGTTCTTAACCCCTGAAGTTTGTCAATTGACATTGGGCGTATCTCTAGCAAAGAACCGGTTAGAAAATTTTCAATTCCTTTTTTCGTTGATGCTAATTTTGCTCTATTCGCTCTTGAGCCGGTTGTATTCTGTAAAGAACCCTCTGTTAAAAACTGAAACAAAGGACCTCTAGCTCTAGTTATAGCGGTTCGTATTGGAGAAATAACTTCTTCTGCTTGTTTCATTGTTGGTGCTGTCGTTATTTGATGTGTTGTGGATGTATCGACATTTAAGAAAAAGTTCTGTATACAAGAAGCATACATGGATTTGGCTGCGCCACGTGCTACGATCAAATATTGCTTATTGATTAATCGCTTTTTAATTCTCTTTCTAACATAATGTCCGCCATGCCCATCTTCATTGGGTTCGTAAACGCTTCTGTCAACAAAATAATACCATCCGAAGATTTGTTCTGCCCACAATTTAAAAGAATCTAATAAAATTAGATCGTCACCATCGGTTAATGTTAATTCGTTTTCTGCGAATAATATAAAACCATTAATGGCTTCGTCATCATAGTAAATTTCAGGGTTTCTAATAAGATCGTCTATACGATTCATCTCCATAGACAGTTCTTTACAAACAGGGATTTCTCCACGAATAACACGTTCTCGAAATTGACCATAATAAATGGGTGTAGCAGTATTAGAAAGAGTCATTTTACTTCTTCTTGAATACCGCGTCTAATACAGCTGTTACTCCAGCCTCAACAACAGGTTTAAGTTTAGTAGCACCTTTAGAAACACCAGAAGCCACAAAATTCTTGACGTAGTCTTTTCCTACTTCAGACAAAACATCTTCAACAACTTTTTGACCCCTAGATTTTTTAGGAGCAGATAAAGATTTGTATTGCTGTTCTAACTGCATCCTCTGCGTTAACGTTTTTAGTTCCGCGTTGGATAGTTCGGATAAAGATTTTTTTCGTAAGCGATTGGCCGTTTTGCTATCAGCGCTCTCAACCCTTCCGCTTTTCCCACCTTTACGACGTACACCCCATTTCATTCCGAGAATACCAAAATGTGTAAGTTCTGTCATTGGTTCCTCCTACTTTAATGGTGTGTTGGAAACTACTCTACCTAGATTCCAGGCAATAGTTCGATCGAATTTCGCTGTAGCACCTGGAGCAAGAAGGGAAGCAACAGTATGCGCAGCATATGCTGTTACAAACGCACCGACAACTTTTGATGCAATTTGTTTCTTCTTTTCCTGTCGCAATAAAGCTGAAATCTTTTCTGCTTTTTGCTTTGCGATAAAGGCTTCGGCGTCTTTCTTGGAAACTCTCTTTTTGGATATAACTTTGTTTCCAAGTTTTGTCTTTTCAACAATATAGTTTTTTCCTTTTGATTTTGAAAGACGCTTCGTTGTAAAGGGATTACGATGTTTTCGTACACCCCATTTCATTCCTGGTACACCAAAATGTGTAAGTTCTGTCATTTGATTCTCCTTAGCTAGGCAAACTCCTTTAACGCTTTATAAGTAACTGTGGCTAAGGCACCAGCAACAAGAATGTGGTTCATTAAATTTACAGCGTCCGCATGCTTAGCATCTTGATCGGTTAAAATATCATTGAGTTTACGAAGTTTAGATTTTCGTAATGCACTTTGAATCCTTTGTGTGTTTCTAGTAGCAGCCTTAGCAAGTCGTTTAAGACCCTTAGCACTTCCACCATACTTTTGATTAACGGAATCTTTAAAGTGCTGTTTTGCTGTTCGTCTCTTACCACCAGAAGTCGTACCACCAGACCGTCTACTCCTTCGTACACCCCATTTCATTCCTGGTACACCAAAATGTGTAAGATCGTTTTGTCCCATCGCGGTTCCTCCTTTCTTTAATGTTAAATTACTTCTCTAGTTTCGGAATGTATAGTTAAGCGAGTTTCCAATTCAGAAATTAGAGAGTTTATCGAATTATTAACAACACCAGACGATGAGGGATCAAACATTGCTTGAACCTTTAAATGGACATAGGGTTTTAATGCAGCAAAATACGCATCATCACCCGTGGGAAAAAGATCAGCCCAAGTTGTTGTGTTGTCACTAATAGATAACACGTCTGACGTAATACCTAACTGATTTAAAACCATTAAGACAGCATTAATGTCAATAATCAACGCAGTATCAAAAGTTAAATCAGTTGGTTGAATACCAAGATTAAACTTAGTTGAATCTAACACGCTGTCTATCGTAGCCATTTTAAATGCTCTTTACTTTTGATTGCATAACAAACAGAGTGTCGTATTTATTAGACGGCCTAAAAGGTTTAACTTCGAGCCAGTCGTCATCAACGATCGAAACAACTTGAAGTTGATTTCCTTTGGTTGCTGTCCCACCAAACCCACTATTAGCATCTGGTTCAAGAAACAAATAAGTTCTTAAAACTTCGACGCGTACTCGCTGAGCACTTTTCGCAGGTTTCCTACCATTTTGAACTTTCTTAGACTTTGGTTGAACTTCTTCAACAACTTCTTCAACAACTTCTTCAACAACTGGTTCGTCGAATTCTTGCGGTTCACCTTCGCCCCAGACTTGTGCTTCTTCTGACATAATGTTTCTCCTTAATTTAGTTTACCACAAACGAGTATCACCAGGTTTGCGGATTGTTGATAACTTTGGTAACAAGTTGGGATCTCCATAATGGATCGCCAAATGTGTTTCCCTACTTGTAGTTATTAGAAACTCTGGATCTAATACATCTTCGTTTCCATCCATAAGATCTTCAAGTACTATTGGGTTCATGTGATGTATCATGACTCTCGGTCCTAGTTCGTATCCAGGACAACCAAGATCTAAACCATTATCTCTAATGATAACTCGATCCCTAACTGAACGCCATTGTTGAGAATGATAAAACTCTTGGTTTAAGAATCTATTCTCAGCAAAAACATCATCACCAACTTTTTGTGTAAGTTTTAAATACTCAAATCGTTCCTCAAAAGAATGTAATTTTATCAAATCAGCATAACACCTAATCATCTTCCACGTCCTCCGCGGTATGACCACCATAGGCACGCATTGCTTGAATAGCTCTTGCATAGAGTTCTTCTATTCGTGCTTCTGATTCCAATCTATCGGCCTTGGCTTTTAACAAAAGGTTTTCATTTATAAGCTTTTCTTTGGCTAACTCTTCTGTTGTAGAACCAAGCTTTAAAAAGTGAGTCAATAATTGAGAAGTGGCTTTATGCTCTAAAATCATACGCTCAGCTTCATCCATAGCTAAATTGATGAGCTGCTTTTCTCTACCTTGAACTGTTTTCGCTGGAGCTAGGCGTTTTTCTTTTAAGTCTTCTTTGGAATTAATGTTGCTTTTGGTTTTCGCTTTTGTTCCAACGCGTTTTGACACAAAGACCACCTCCTTTTTAAAAAACTTTAAGAAATACTAGTAGTGAGTAGCAACCCATTGTAAAGAACGCCATTAAAAGCAAAACTATAACAGGTCTTTCTGTGGTATAGAATATAAACTCAGCAACTAGATTAAAGAACCATACTACAATCTTAAACATTCATACTCCTTTCAAATATAAATAGAATAGTTCTGGGTGGAATGGTACTACTTCGTACTACTATTAAAGTAGTCTTGAAAGGAGTTTCGCCCCAAAGAATAAGCGAATTTTGTTTTGAAGGTACCATCCCAGCCAGAAACATCCTACCAAATATCCCCCCGGAGAAATTTTTAAG